AGCCTCACCAATGCCCACTGATGGAGACACTCGAATACGCCCGCGCCGCCGGCGGCATCATCACCATCGCCGCCCTCGTCAGCCTCCTCGTCCTCGACTTCTGGTTCACATCGCGCGTCCTCAACATCCAGACCGTCGTCATCCTCCTCACCCTCATCAGCGCACTCCTCGGCGTCGACATCGCCACCGACAAACTCGGCATCAACATCACAACACAAAACAACAACAACAATAAAAACAAATAACGATGCATACACCGTCACCGCACTGGGTCGACTTCATCGGCCTCACCGCCGGCATCCTCGGCATGAGCATCGCCTGCTGGCTACAGTTAGTCACCCGACGCGACGTCGACGTCGGCTGGGTCATCCTCTTTCTTGCCGTCGGCCTCGGCCTCACCCTCGTCAACATCCAACCCCTCTGGCCCACCCGCAACGAAGCCATCCTCATCGCCAGCGCCGCCGGGTACGTGCTCGTTATTTGTTTCGAGATCGCGATGGCCTACCACGTCCACACCACCTACAACCACGATGACTGACGACAACATCTGTGCCTCAACAGACACCGTCAGCGGCGACCCGTGCCAACGCAGAGCGGGATGGGGCCGCAACGCCGAGGCCGGCCCGTGTATCGACCACGCCGACGGCGACGGCGGCACCGGCCGCCAGACACTCCTCCAACAAGACGACGCCATCACGGACCTCGTCGCCGGCGAACTCCAACACGGCGCGACAGTGCCAGAAGCCTGTGCGGAAGCCGGCATCGGCACCAGCTCGTATCACGACTGGCGCCGAAAAGGCGAAGCCGACGACGCACCCGACGAGTTTGCGGAGTTCTTGGAGGAAACAACGCGCGCACGGCGAATCGGCGCCAAGCGCGACCGCGAGCGACTCAAGGAGCTGATCGCCGAAACCGGCGACACGCGAACCTATTATAAGCTTCACCACGACCAGTACGGCGATAGTTACGACGAGGAGGGCGGCGACGGCGACGCCGCCGACGGCATCCCGCTGGTCGTCCCGGAGACCGCACAGCCAGACCCATGAGCGCGACACCAGCGGGGTACAAGCCGCTGGATGCCGGCGATTTCACCACGCCGACAGCCGAGCGGTTCAGCGAGGACCGGCGCGATGACCGCCTCGAGCCGCTCCCGTACCAGCGAAACATCTTGGAGTACGGCCCGACGTACACGGCCTTTGTCTCCGGGATCGGAGCTGGCAAGACGACCGCGCTGATCCAGCGTATCGGCCTTAACACCTCCTACTGGAACGCCGGTGAGACGGGCGTTGTCATCACGCCGACCGTCCCGTCGCTGCGGAACGTCCTCATCCCGGAACTGCGAAAGTGGGGCTATCTCGCGATCGGCGAGTGGGAGCCGTCGAAAAAGCGGTGGACGCTCCCGAACGGGTCAACGGTCATCTTCGAAAGTGCGGACAACAGCCGGAAGATCCAGCGCCTTCGCGGCCCGAATATCGCGTGGTTCGCTATGGACGAGCCGTCGTCGATTGCGCCAGAGGCGTGGGACATCATGGTCGGCCGCCTCCGCGACGGACCCTACCTCAACGCCTTCATCGCCGGCACACCGAAGGGCTATAACTGGGTTTACGATACGTTCGCCGGCGAGGACGCCCTTGACGATGTCAATCTCGTTGATGGTGTCACCACGAAGGACAACCCTTACCTTCCGGACACCTATACTGAGGAAATCGTCGAGCAGTACGAGGGCCGCTTCTACGAGCAGGAAGTTCTCGGGGAGTTCACCGACTTCGAAGGCTTGGTGTACCCGTGGTTCGACGACGACAACCTCACCGACGAGGCGCCTGCCGAGTACGACGAGGTCATCTACGGTGTCGACTGGGGTCACAACAACCCGGCCGTCATTCTCTCGATCGTCCGGCGGAGCGACAAGTGGACGGTCGCCGACGAGTGGTACGAGCGCCGATGCACCGTCCAGGACCACTCGCGGGCGGCCGAATCGATGGTGGATAAGTGGGGAGATGGCCCGGTGTATTGTGATCCGTCGGAGCCGGCGAACATTGAGCAGCTCGAGCGCGACGGCTTGCCGGCGACGGCCGCCGTAAACGATGTCACGCCCGGCATCCAGCACGTGGCTTCACTCGCAAATACCCTTCAAGTAGCACGGCATTGTCAGAATGTCAGGAACGAGTTCAACCAGTACCAGTATCGCGACGGCGGCGACGGCGACCGGCCGTTGAAGCAGCACGATCACGCGATGGATTCCTGCCGCTACGCATTATTTTCGCATACCCACGACCACGGCCCGATGGTTACTCGCCGGACGGCCCGGAGCAACCTCTAATCCATGAGGACGACTGACGACATTGACCGCGTCGAAATCGACACCGCCGATCAGTCGCGGGGCCGCCTCCGTCGTGTCTGGGACACGTTGCAGGACACCGTCCGCCAGCCCGTCGAGACGGTTACCCGCAGCACGACACTCAAAACCGCCACCGGCGAGGTTGAGGACATTGACCCGCCGGAGGACATCGACGAGTTCGTCGAGCTATACTACGGGGTCAGCCCGATTCGGAAAAATATCAACGAGTTCGTCTCGGACGTCACGGCGCCGGGCATCCGCGTCCAAAGCCCGGACGATGCGACGGAGGCGTACTTCCACGGCGGCGATGACGCTCCAGATGCCGCGCCAAAGGGCGGATTTCTCTCGGAGTGTTTCGTCTTCGACGAGCGCCGGCAGCCGTTCGGCAAGGGCCTCGAACTCTCCGTTCGCGACCGATGGGTGCGCGGCACAGTCCTCGTTGAGTACCTCAAGGACAACCCAAAGGACGAGGACAGCATCATCACGGGCTTCAAGTTCATCCGTTCGGAGACAGTCAGCGCCCGCACCTACGACACCACGACCCAACTAATTGAGCCGGACGACATCGACGCGGCCGACAGAACGACAAAGCGCGGCGAGGCCGCCGCCTACGTCCAGTTCGACGAGGAATCCATCCTCGGGCGGCGAACCGGCCGGTCGTTGTTCACCAACGACGACACGTCTGTCCCACTCAGCCAGAACGACGTCCTGAAGCTCGTCCTCGACCAAGACATCGGCGGCGACAACCCAGAGGCGGGCGTCTTCGGCGAGTCGATCATCCGGGCGTGTAAGGACGACGCCGACGCCTACCGGGACATCAAGACGAACCTCCGGAAAGCCATCCGTGGGAAGGCGTGGGGCATTTGGACACTCCAGATGACGCCCGAAGTGCTGGACCTGGGCGACTCTTACGAGGTGATCGAGTGGGACCAAAACAACGTCGACAGCGCCGAAAGCGAAGTTGACGACCTCGGGCCAGGCGACGCCCTAATGACCGAGGCCAACATCAACCTCAAGCGTCACGACGGCAATGTGCCTGACTTGGAGTGGGCGCTCAAGCGGTATGCCCGCGACATCATTGACCCGCTGCCGGCGCCGTTCTACAAACACTCAAACGCGACCGACATCAACCAGTTCGTCACCGAGGACCAGCAGGAGGACTACCAAGAACTCATCCGCGACGAGCGGGCCTATCAGGCCGCCCAGTGGGAGACGGCGTTCCGCGAGGTCGCTCGCCGGCACGACGACCTGCAGGCCGAGGGGCTGACGGTTACCATCGAACCCGACGAAGACGCCTCGCCCATCACGTCTCTGGACGAGGGCACCATCGACAAGATTGCCACGTTTGCCGAGGCGTTGGACACACTGTCGGGACAGCTCCCGGCAACGGATGTCTTCGGCGAACAGACGGTCCGCGAGCTCGTGGCGATGCTGCCCGAGGACGCGGCGGCCCGGGAGACGCTGGCCGACCACAGTTACGAGGATGCCGGCGACGGCGATAGCGAGCAAGCCGAGCAGGTCGCCGAACAGTTCGACCGACTAATCCAGACCAACAATCACGACGAATGAGCGCCGTCGCCGATGCGGTCCCGACCCATCGCCGTGATCCGACGGGCACGGCAACGATTCGGGACCGCTACGCCCGGCGCCTTCGCGGCGGCTTCGCTGACATCAACACGCTGATCCGCGAGGGCGTTCGCGAGCGGGACGTCTTCGGCCTTCAGGTAGACACGCTGCAGAAGGACTTGCCGCCGCTGGCGCGCTTTGACCGCGACGCCCGCAAGCGCGACCTCTTCGACGAGTGGCTCCAAGAGCGAGTCGACGAGGACGTCCTGACAATCATCGAGCGGGACGGCAACCGGTTCATTGACGCCGCCTACCGCCGCGGGCTGGAGGACGCCGACCACTTCGTCCAAGCCATCGACATCGACACCGAAACGGGTGATGTCGCGGCCTCCCTTGACGTGCCGGTCCACGAGCGCGCCGTCGAGGACCTGTATGCCCGCAACTATCGGGCGCTCGAGGATATCACCGAAACCACCGGCCGCCAGGTGGGCGAGGAGCTGGCCGAGGGACTGGCAGCGGGTGAGAATCCGACGACGGTCGCCCGCCGTCTCACCGACCGCGTCGACAGCATCGGCAAGACGCGGGCGACGGTGCTCGCTCGGACGGAGATTATCAACGCTCACAGCGAGGCGGCGCTGACCCGCTACGAGCAACTGGGCGTCGGCGGCGTGACGGTGCAGGCCGAATGGCTGACGGCCGGCGACAGACGCGTCTGCCCAATCTGTCAGAACCTCGAGGGCAATACGTGGACCATCGAGGAGGTTCGCCAGGAGACAATGACGCTCACCGAGGATGACGTCGCCGACGCGGTCCCGGACGGGCGGTCGGCGTCGTCGTTTACCGGCAAGTTCCCCGTCAAGCCGCCGGCCCACCCGCAGTGCCGCTGTACGCTATTCCCAGATGTGATATCATGAACGCAGTACTGCCACTTGACGTCTCGCCCGTGAAATCGTGGCGTCCATGTGAGAGTTGCGGCGTTAAGCGCGTCCGGTATCGGGTGCAATTCGACCCACCTGGCCAGGCCCGCGTTACCCACCGTCTGTGCGATACCTGCGCCGACGCGATTCGAAAAAGAGCATGACGCAAGAAGGTTGGGCCGCGCGGCAACCGGGCGCCGAACATCCATAGTATCGCTACGAATCTCGAAACGGGCGTTGCGCGAAACCGCCTGCGTCGAGGGGGTGCGGCGGTAAGCTAACCCCACTGTTGAAGGAGTGGATCCCCGCGGTATACCACTATGAACACGGGCCCCACTATCGACCCCGAGCGCCAGCGGACCCTTGACGACAACATCGAACTCCACCAACTCAAACGCCTCATCCTGGATTCGACCGACGCCTTCGGCAAACTCGTCGCCGACGCAACGGCGAACGAACTCGACATCGCCACCCAATACGACTTCTCGCCCGAGCGCGCCCGTCTCTATCGGAACGGGTCGCGCGCCTTCCCGCAGTACAACACCGTCTCGCAGTTCAGCGACGACGCCGACGTCTGGACACTCCAGCCCGACGCCGGCGACAGGATGCACATCAGATCTGCCGAGAGCGTCACCTACACGGTCAATTACATCCTTCAGCTCTCACAGGCGTTCGAACTCAACCAGCCGCTCACCGACGGCGACGTTCTTCGGTGGGGCGCCTACGATGGTACCGACGGGTGGGTCGCCGAGCAACGCGGCGCCGACCACGCCGACGACCAGATCGACATCATCGAGTCACGTGCCGGCGCCGAAACCACCCTGGCCACAGCTGTCGCCCTCCCGAGGCCGGTCACCGATTGGACGCGCTACGAACTCCGATATAATTGGTACAACGTCGGGAACCAGCGCTGGGCCCAGACCTATACCGACGACGGCACGCAGGTCAACTCGGAACTTGTCACGACGAGTAACGACGGTGAGCGCGGCCCGACGACGGCCAACCTCACCATCTGGTGGGAGATCCAAACTGGCGACACCACCACGGATCTCGAGCTCCGCGTCGGGAGCGGCGGCGCCATCACGCTGGGGTCGCCCCAATCACTGACTCGTGACAAAACCCAGCTCGTCCAAGTGACGGTGGAGGGGACGAATGACGCGTGGGAACCCGTGTATGCACTCCGCCGTGACCCAGATTATTCCACTGTCAACGCCGAGTTCAGCCAACTGGACGTCCTCGAATACGCCGCCAACGCCGACATCGAACTCGTCGTCGCGTCGGTCGCCGCCAGCAAAACCGACGCGAGCGGCTGGGAAATCCCCGAGTACCATCACGCCACCAGCTCGGCCATTGAGTCAACGACGAACATCTCGGAGGTACCCAACGGGTCGGGTGTCCAGACCGACCTCGGGACGAGCGAAAAATTCGGCGGCCACACCCTCGCCACCGCTGCAAAGATCGAGGGCGGAATCGGCTCGGAGACGGTCGCGACGGCCACCCCCGTCCGCCAAGAGAAGAAAGCCGTTCTTGGATCGGACGTGCTCGTTTTTCTGGCGCGGACGGGCTCCACCGGCAGTCAACTGAGCTTCGTCTGGGGCGTTGACCAAAACTGGTAAAACATGACAACGTATGATACCTTCGCGGACGGCATCGGCATCACGGTCCTCGAATCGGACCGTGGCACCGTCGACAACGTCCAAGAGAACAGTCCCATCAGCATCCACGGTGTGGCCATCCCCGAGAATACCATTCTCGAGGGTGGCCAGGAGGTTCCGCACGTCTACACGCCGGCGGCGGCCGAGGAGGCGGCCGAGGTGCTGGCCGAGCAGGTCGATGACCCCGACGCGACGGTTCATATCGTCAAGAATTTCCACGATATCGAGGGGCAGGCCGGTGCCGACGACATCATCGGCGAGGTGACCGCAGCCAGCTACAGCGAGGGCGTGGGCGTGCTGTTCGGTGCCGAGATCACCGACGAGGCGACGGCCCAAAAAATCGACCTCGGGTACCTGGACGTGTCGCCGTCCGTGGCGCGATCGCTGGGCGACATCGACGAAACGTATGACGCTCGCATGGTTGCGGAGGTGGCTGGCTTCCGCGACATCGCCGTCGTGGGGCACGGCCAGCCCAGCGCCGACGTAAACGTCGGGTCGAACCCAGCCATCGAGGCGCTCAGTCGGGCGGCAGTGGGCGACGTCCTCGGCGACGAGCCTGACGGCCCGGGGGACGCGCCAAACAACGACCCTGACCCAACGATGACAGTTGACGACGCAAAGGAAACCATCGCCGAGGAATACGACCTCGACGTGGCCGAACTCGAAGACCGGTTGGAGACAGCCGAGGACCCGGACCCCGACGTTGACGAGAATACGATCGTCCTCGTCGACTCGGAGTAGCGACCTTTCTCCAGGGGCCGATGACGCGGGGGACTCCGCCGAAATCCTGGACTACACCTACCTGACAACCATGAGCGACCACAAGGTGCAGCTCCCGGAGGGCATGACCGCCGATGACGCGCGGGACGTGCTTCGGGAGTACGCACGAACGGACGACGCACAGATCACTGACAACGACACGCTGGCGGCCCTTCGCGAGGAGGTTAAGGAGGCCAAGGAGGCCTTCGCGGCCGTCCTGGCCGAGGAGTCGCCCCAGTCGGCCGACACGCTCGCCCGGCAGGACATGGATGCGCTGACGGAGCCGTTCCGCGACGACGAGGGCGACATTGACGTCGACACGCTCCGCCAAGACCCGGAGACCAAGTCCGGTGCCGGCGGCAGCGGTGACGGCGACGCCAGCGACGACCCTGAACCGGAGACGCTGTCGCTGGACGACAAAGAAGAACTAGAACGCCTCGACCGCAAGCGGCGGACGTTCCGCTCGCGCGGCATTGACGGCCGCGCCGACACGCTCGAGGCAGAAATGTGCGAGCTGGCCGGCATTGAGGAGTTCGACACCCTCGAGACGGAGGTGCTGTAGATGTCTGGAAACAACGATCTCGGCGACGCGACCACGGGCGACGGCTACGCCGCCCGCACGGTCGAAGCCAACGAAAGCATCACAGCTGGCGACTTCGTCGCACTCGACCAGTCTGCCGGTGACAACAACGTCCCGCAGATCGTCCAGCTGAACAACGGCAACACCAGCGAGGACCAGCTCGCCGGCGTCGCCACGGAGGACTTCTCCAATGGCGACACCGGTACCGTCCAGACGGCCGGCTGGGTCGTCGGGAATGTCGCAACCGGGATCTCGATGGGCGAGCGGCTCGGCTCCGGCGGCACGGCTGGCCGCGCGGCCTCCGAGGACGGCGGCCACGCGCTTGCGTGGAGTAACGAAGGCGGCACCGACCAGACCGGGACGAACCTGAGCGGCAACGAAGCGGAAGTCTACCTCGGGTGATACCACATGGGAATTACTGCATCTGACGTCATCAGTGACACCGACGTGCGTGCGGTCCTCGAAGAGCGCACGCAGGAGATGTACCAGTTCCGTCGCGCCTACCGCAATCACGACGCGACCGGCATCAACGACAGTTCCTTCAACTTCCCGCAGGCGGACGACGACGTCCGCGACGCGATGGACGAAGTTGGCGAGGAGGCCAGCTACCCGCGGGGGGAGCTGAACTACTCGAACGTCACGGCCAACTACACGAAAGACGGCTTCGAGATTGCCGTGAGCGATGAGGCCATCTCGGACAACGTGTTCGGCCTCGTCATGGACGTGAACGAGAAGATGGCCGTCGCCGCCGAGTCGGAACTTGACAGCCGGGCGTGGAGCTTGATGGACCCCAACGACGGGAACAACCTCAACAGCGATAGCCCGATCGGCACCGACGGCACCGACCTCAACTACACGGCCGTCGTCAACGCCTACACCGAACTGCTCGAGGACGATTTCCGCCCCAATGACTTCGAGTTGTACCTGTCGGCGGACGCTTTCGGCGACCTGGCGACGGACGACAACTTCACCCACGCCACCGACCAGGGCGACCAGACGGTCCGCCAGGGAACGCTTCAGGTCGGCTTCGGCGTTCCCATCATCCCGACCAACACGGGCGACCTCGCCGACGACGAGGCCAACATGGTTGACACGGGCCTGTACGGCTACGAGTCGACCCGGTGGGACCGCGAGGTCACCAACTACCGCGAGGAGAAGTACGACCGCGACGTGTTCAAGATCCGTCACCGCAAGGACTTCGTCGTGATGGAGTCCGAGGCGGCCATCCACATCCAAGGCGGCGTGTAAGAATGTCGCCGCGGCTGCACGTCGCGCCGGTCACGAGTTCCAGCCGGCTTCAGCGAGCGCTGTCGCCCGGGCAGGCCGACACCCATGGCACACTCGACGGCGAGACGCTCGTCGTTGAGGACGCGGCGACGGCCGAGCGACTGGTCGAGCGGTATCCGAACGTGGGCTGGGCCGACGACAGCGGTAACGACGACGCCCCCGACGAGGCCAGTGTGACGCGTGGGACGGTCGAGCCCGATAGCGCGAGGTACGAGTGTGGCGTGAACGGGTGCTCGCGGTCGGTCGACAGCCCGAGTGAGGCCTGCTGGCAGCACGAGGAAGACTAACAGATGGCAACGAGTGTCGGAACGACGCCGACTGATGTCCATTTCGAGATCGACACCGACCTGTCGGACTCGGACATCAGCGACGTCCTTGCCCGCGTCGAGCGAGACGTGGACCGGGCGTACTCGTCGGGCACGAGCGACTTTGACGACAGCCAGCACCGTATCAACTTTGAGGCGGCGCTGGCGGCGCTCCGCATCGCCGAGGGCAACGCCCCCGACGCTGCGTCCCGCACCGCCGCGGAGGTCTCAAGCGGGCGGACACGCGTCACCTACGAGGCCTCGACGGTCGAGGCCCTTCGCCAGCGCGTCCGCCGGCGTGACCCTGGTAGCGAGTTCGGGACGCCGGCCAGCGTCCGGCGGAACACGGACCGGCACGTAACGAGTGCGACCCCCGGTGAGGACGTCTGACAATGTCGTGGGGGACGTCGTTGTCCGGCGTCGGCCAGACGATGCAGTTGCTCTCCAGCGTTGAGGCCCGTTTTGGCTCCGACGCTGTGTACGTCGTCGGCCCGACCGCGGAGTACGGCGTGTACGTCGAACGCGGCACGTCACGGATGGAGCCACAGCCCTACATCGAGCCGGCCGTGCGGTCGGTCCAGAGCGACCTCGACGAGATCACTGACGGACTCGTCGGCACGGATGAGATGATACGCGCTATCGCTTTGGAAGTGGAGCGCCGAGCAAAGAAGCGCGCGCCCGTTGACACCGGCAACCTCCGCGCATCAATCTCCGTCGAGCGCGTCCGATAACGATGAAGGGTGCTCAGAAACGCCTGCTCGCCCACGAAGGCCAGGATGTGACGCTCCGCAACTACGAGAAGACGGAGTCCGACGGCCGACAGATTTGGTCTGAAACGTCCGACTCGCCGCACACCGTCACCGCTGTGATTGACCCGGCGACCCGGCCGCGGCCGGACCGCGACGTCTACGATGCCGGCGACATCGACCTGACGCGGTCGTTCCACATCAAGGAGGGCACCGCAGCGACGTCGAATCTGCGCGATGGCGGCGGCGAGGGCGCGACAGAACTCGACTACGACGATCGGACGTGGATCGTGCTGCACCGCGAGGACCGGCAATCAGGCCTTGTCGAATGCATCTGCGAGCCGGCCCCCTGATCCATGTCACGAGAAGCTCGCGACGAGCTGGTCCGCGACATCCTCCGGGATGCGTGGGAC